CCATCAATAACAAAGGTTGGGTAAAACTTTACATTACTTGTTCCTGTATGCATTACCGCAGTAATAGATGCTAAACCAAAATGTTTCGCTTCAAGAACTACGCCTGATGCATCGTATGTAGAAACATCTACAACCGCATCAATCATATATTCATCACCGTTGGCTCTTGGTTTTTTAAAACCTTTATGGTCTGCTAACAAACTTACTATTTGTGTCAATTAAATCGCCTCACAGAAGGTTTGTTATTTTGCCTTGACCCTTGAAGTATGAACAACCCATTTCTCCCATTGTTCGGTAAAGAGCCTTGTTTCCAAGAGAACCGACACCGAATGGGTTTCCGTTTGAAATACCATCTTCAAAGTATTGAGTTGGCTTCATAACAGATAGCCACAAATGGTCTGTATCAAGGAAAAGCATATCACTAATCAAAGAAGTGTCCGTTCCTGTTGAAGTCATAGCAGCAACCGGAATCATTGGTATATCGTAGTAAGTTGAAACTCTAAATCCGACTTCTTGACCCTTTACGCCTCTTACTCCATTAACAGTTGGAACAATTTCCTTTCTATCCATGAATCTTTCTTGGGCTTGTAGCAAGTCCGAGATAGTTTGTAGAGTATCATATCCTGTTAGAATAACCTTTGGAGAACCACCAGCAACTCTTAGTCTTCTAATCATATCGTTTAGAACAGTTAGAGTTAATTGTCGTGCTTCTGCTGAAAGGTAGCCATCACCGAAAGAAACTTCGGAATCAAGATATTCATTTCCTGATGCACTTCGTAGTTTTCCATAAAGTGTATCAATTGCTTGGTCTGTTGCAGCACCTACAAGGTTTCCACCGGAGTCATCTGCTAATTCGGCAATTTCATCCGAGTTAGAAATAATCTTCAATAGAGAAGTATATCCTCTATCAATGGCATTTGCAGTAGTATATGCAGTTGTAGGAGAATAAGCCTCTAATGGCATAACAAGCATTTGATTTTGAACTTCAGCGTGATGCTTGCCCATATCTTCTCTTAGTTGCGCTCTAATATCGCCAATTCCATCATCAATAGAAGCCATTTCCATAGCCAATTCACTGAAAGAGAATTGATGTGCAACAATCTTAGGGCTTGTAAATAGTGTATCATATTCCGGTGCAATTGAAATCAAACCATCTGTATTTGAATCAAGACTTGCATTTTCCGGAACACCACCAAGACGGTCTGCTCTAAGTTGGTCATCACCATATAATGCGTCACTTAATCCAGTGTTGGATGCTTTGGTAATATCTAATTTGTTTCCTGCTCCGCCAGCCGGTCTTTTCTTTAAAATTCTCCAACCACTTGATGAATAAGGTCTTTTTGAAATAACCGATAGTGCATTACATTCTCGGTTTAGCATAGACCATACTTTTTGGCCGTAAATCTTGTTGTAAAGATTTCCGTTAATGCCCGATGGTGTGCCTAATGCTCCATCGTGTGCAGTATGAATACCTGCTACTGTTCCTGCGGCCTTAAGCAATTGATTGCTAATATGGCCTGTTGCGCCTGTTCCATAGGTTTGTGCTTCTAAATCTGCTATTGTGTTAATATATCCTGACATCTTAATAACCTCCTACCATTTTATGAATATCCGACCAATCCATTTCGGCCAATTCATCCATACTTGGGAGTTCAACTGTTGCCTCTTCTTGTGCTTTTAGGATTGTTTCCTTTTCAGCAGTTAGAGACTTTCTTAGTGCGGTAAATTCATCCTTTAGAGATGCAATTTCACTTGCCGCATCATATTGAGATTTTGCCAAAACAGATTCTTTTGCAGAAACTTCGTGGTTAAATCTTGTTTCAAATGACTTTTGAAGGTTATCGTAAGCCAACTTTTCAAGTTGTTCTTGACGGAAAGCCTCGTATGCCTTTTCAATGTTAGAAACTGACAAATCAAGAGTTTCTAATTCGCTGTTGTCAAATGCTTTAACAACGGGCAAATCAGATGCTTTAGGCTTTCCATTGTCAATAACTATACGGTCTGCTGGTTCGCCAATTTCTACACCTGCTCCGTCAAGAGTAGATAGAAGGGCTTTATTTTCTGCATCATCATCTTCTTCATCTTCTTTCATGTAATCGCCTTTTTCCGTCATTGGGTCTTCGGGCTTTTGCATGTCCATTTTATCTTCTTCTTCTTCTTCCTTGCGTAGAGTATTGACTTCTGCCATTAGCGCATCTAACTCTTCAAGTGCTTTTTCTATTTTGCTCATATTTTTCACTTCCTTTTTTGTGTTTTTTTCTTGTTTTAAAATATCAAATCTTGCTTCGGGGTTAATTCCTTTTTCACATATTGTAACTTCATGTAATTCAAGTTTGCTAATTTCGTTATAATCGCCTAATTCTTGGTGGTTTTTCTTAACTTTCTCTAATGCTTGTCCACCTATACTAAATGACCTTAACGAACCTTTTCTTATTCCTCTATTGATTTCTTTTGCTTTTTCAATATCATCTCTTAACTTAATTACTACAAAGAATCCTACATCATCTACTTCGGTTTTCCATAGTCTCCCTGTTTTGTCTCTATATGATTTTACTACTTCTCCAACTTGAACATTAGAATGATTTGTCATTACATTTCTAAACTTTGGGTTCTCCATATATTTTTTAACTGCTTCGTTAAGTGCTTTGAGTGTGATTAAGTCATTTTGTTTATCAACGATTTCGATGCTTGCATATCCTCCAATCATTAAATCGTCTTGTGCTTTAAGAATCCTGAAATCGTTTCTGCTTCTATTCATTACAGATGATACCATTCCTCTCAACCCTTTCTTATACTATCCACTATATAAAGAACAACTAATTTTTAGCCGGAATTGACAATTTACTGTATTTATCTTCATATATATTCCATAAACCTTTATCGCTTTCTGTATCAGCAGGTTCTTGTTTATATCCTGTCCAAGCAAGCCACATTTCTTTTCCTTCAACCTTGATTACTCTAAAATGCATCTTAGTTTCAAATTTATTACCTTTCAAGAAGTATTCATGATAGCCTTCTTTTTGGACACCTAACTCAATATCCCCTGCATCAACTACCTTTCCTCTTTCAACATTTTTAGCCACTTCTGCCGGATATTTACCTGCTGCACCAAACAAATCAAACATTTCTTCTTGGTTATCTAAGTCAATAGTCCAAAATAAACTTTCATCTTCAAGTTTAATACCTAATGTTATATTATCATCTTCTCTTGAATATATTTTAAACAAACCCTTTCTATTTTCTTTTGGGGTTTTGTATTCTTTTAACATGGCGTATTTATCGGAAAATCCTTCACCAAATGAACATTGATTATATTCATCTATCAGTGGTTTATCATCTTGATACTTTTCCTCCAAAAATTCCGTTACCAACCATTCACAATCCTCCCTCATTATAAATTTGGCATGCTCGGCCAACGCTTCTTCTAAAGAATCAAAATCACGATAATTGTTTCTTTCATTACCAAAATTATTTGTAAATTCTTTCCAAGAACCATATACATTTACTAAATATTCAAGACTCTTTTTTTTCTTTTCAATAAGTTTATGTTTTAATTGAGTGCAACAATCACCCACCATATCTGCTTCAATAGCGATTTGTCCTTGTTCTTCTTCTTGTCTTTGTTCCTGTTTCACTCTTTGAATTAATTCTTGATTTTTAATTAAAAGTGATTTCTTAATCTCTTCTTCCTGCATAATTTTATCATCATCGGCATGAAGTTTCTTATCTTTAATTGAAATGCCGTCTCTATTTTCCGCCCAATCTTTCAATTTAGTCTTTTTAGATTCTAATACATCTTCATAAATGTCTTTGTGTTTGTCCTTCAAAAAATCATGAACATCATTTACTGTCTTGTCTCCCATTGTTTTTAGATACTGAAAAATAGCAACCGTTAATTGACTTGCTTTAGTTTTCATTATTTCTTCTGCTTGGGCTTTCCACATATCCAAATCTGCCAAAGCATTCTTAGACATTAGATTATCTTCTTCAAAACCATAGATTACAAAGCCATTCATATCCGATTTCATGATTACATTTGTTTCACCATGTATATAATCAGTCAATTTAATTCCCTTTGTGAGTGCTTCTACCTTATAATTAAGTGATTTTTTAGTATCTTGTGATAGAAGTTCAAGAGTAATTAGTTTATCGGGGTGTTCAACTTCCGGTATTTCAATTACCTTTGCTGAAAATAAACTAAAGCCTTCTCCCTTTTTCTTAACTTCATCAACTTTAACTCTAACAATATCACCGACATTAACGGCTACTTTAGTATTCAATGCTTTACCTACACTAAGATACTTTTTACCATCAATTTCTTGTCCTTCCATATCTTCCGGAATTGGCCCAACGCCCACAGTATATGAATAAAGATTGCTTTTCGTTTTTTTCTTATCTAAAACTATTACATCTAAATCAACAAACTTCTTCCATTTAATCCATTTAGGGTTCTTTTTAGTTCCAATATAATATGTTGAAGTTGCGTCTTTAATAACAACTCCTTCGGAAGTGGGAATATCCATCATTTCTTTCGCATACTTTTCAACATCTTTTAGACTATCAGCCTGTCTTGTATCTTTTTTAGAAGGATAGGCGATTGCTTGATTAGACTTCGATGAATAGTTATTGAATAAAATAGTCATTCTGTCTTCTAAATCTTCATCTGTTAATGTTTGAGATTCATGCCGAATAATATCAAACACATGACACTTTAATTTAGCATCTTTGTATTTTCCTTTGAAAACATGAGCAATAGTATCTGCTCTATGTAGTGCATCATCACCGTCAAAAAGAATTAACTCTCCATCTAAAATACAATCCCCGTATTCTTTTTTCTTAAGTTCCTCAACCTGTTCTTTGCACTTATCAGTAATGTCTTTTTCATTGTAAGAATAAATTTTAACCGAGCCGTCTATTTTATGCAACTGTATTCTCATGCCGTCATATTTTTCTTGGACATACCAATTACCACTAAAGCCTTTTAATTCATTAATGTCATCTATTTCAAATATTCTATACATTGGTTTATTAGGAACAATAAATTGAGAGATGGACTTTTCTGTTAATTCTTTTTGTGATTTCTCTAATCCTTCTATTTCTTTTAAATCTGTCCATTCTTTCTCTTCATGTTGAGAAAAGAAAATAAGTTCTAATAGTTCCATTCCTGCCTTTACTTTCGATTCAACCTTCTTTGAGTCTTTTCCATCACCGTAATGCTCTATAATATAGAGGGCAATATCATCCGATTCAAGGTCAAGTCCAACAAGACCCTCCGTTATTGTGTCGGGTTGCATACCTTTAATGGCTAAAATGTCCGGAGATAGTGCTTTATTGTCGTCTCTTAGTGCATAATGAATGAATTTCACCATAGTTTCGGGATTATCTAACAATTCTTCAAGGACACTACCTTTGAACATTTCAGCGAAAGGGTCTGCAACTATTTTAGAAGAGTATCTAATGAGTTTTATTTTCTCAAACAAGTCTTTCGCTTCTCTTGATATTGGGTTTTTAACTT